ATGGTTTAGCACTTCCACCTTTTTCTCGCTTGACGGATACGGCTGTTTGGATCTGCTGCAGCCTTCGGAAACTTCTTCATCTGTCCTTCAGAGCGCGCACAAAAAGACTTCCTGCGCGCCGCGCGCGCAGGAGAGGGATTGTCTTCTGTTACAGCCGTCTTGAGCTTCGAGCCTGGGTTGGCCTTACGGTAAGCTTTTACGCCTTTCTCCGTCATGCCTGCACCCTTCTTGGTGGGCCGGAAATTACCCGACTTCACCGAGGTTTTGATGCCCATGCCCTTGCTGGAGGCCATTACGCTGCTGCTCCGCCCTCAAAGAAGAGGGTTACGCTCTCGATATTGCCATCTGCAACATCAACGTATACACCGGAATCAAATAAAACACCCATGTCCGGTATGTGCAGGTCTGTTGCACTTGCTGCGGCAGGTGAGTAAATTGTCACAAGAGCGTCGTCGGTGTTACCTGCGCCGTTCCTTAACGAGAACGAGGACGCTGTGCCCGTACATGTGTAGTAAATTCCCACTACACGTGTGCGGCCGCTGATCGCCGCCGCATCAGCCGTCTTGGTGACGGACTTAAGGTTGCTGAAACTCATCTTGTTTCTCCGGTTCCTTACGGTCGAGTTCCGTTAAAAGAACATCCACCATTGCAATTGCGCCATTAGCCTGTTGAACCAGATCCAGGTACTTCTGCCTTTCAGCCAAAGCCTGGTTTCTGAGGTTCAACAGGTAATCCTTATCCAACTCCATTAGGTTGGCTCAGCGGCGTACAAAGGAACCCAGTAGTTGGTGGAACCAACACGGACCCGAAGACCACCGTAAGCAGTACCAAGCGTTGTACCGGCAACGACCATGTGGCCTGCACCAGCGGTCACGCCCTGGAGGTTAAAGAACACAGCGTTGTCATCAACCGCAGCAACGTTTGCACCCTGCGTCGAAGCATAAATGAACGAGGTCATTGTGCCTGTGGAAGCACTTGCAGGGGCGTTAAGCTCAAGCTCAAGGGGAGCATAAGTACCGGCAGACGTGCCAGCCGACAGGGTCATCTCAGCAACAAAGGCTGAACCCAGGCCAGTCGTGCGGCCAGAAGCGCCGTAAACAACCTCAGCCTTAAGAGCGTTCGTAAACGAACCAAGGGCTGCGTTAGCGTTGAGTTTGAAGAGAGTACGTCCGCCCGTGCCACCAGCACCGGTCATCGTAGCTTCGGTTGTGCTTACGTTGAAAGTGGCGGAACCTGTGGAAGTGTCGGTAATTGTGGTAATAAATCCGTTGTCTGACGCAACGGGACCAGAGAATCGGGTCTGGGCCATTCTGATACTCCTTTTAAGTGTTGATATTTTAACGCAAGACGTCTGACAGAACCAGTGTCCGAACCAAGACGCCTTGCACGTTCTGCATAAGTCATGTCTTCATTCTCAATGATGTACTTGACTTTTGCAACAAACTTTGGGTCCGAGTAAAGCCTTGCCATTTGCCCGTCAGACAGTCTTTTCCTGTATTCGGCACTGCTGTAATCAAAGGTAGTAGCTCTTCTACCTAACCGAATACGCTCCCTAACCTCTTCGCTATGCTTTTTCCCCCGCATTGGTGCTTTAGCAAAGTCAGCAATGTTGTAAACGGTGGGCTCCTCAAACCAGGCATCCCCCTTTAAAAACATGTTTTCTATGTTGTCTAACTCTTCAAGGTTTTCGCACTCTACTTCAATTGCGCCATAAAAATTATCCGCGCCGTATTTGTTGTAGGCGTTTTGAAGGTGTGGGTTTGTGTGCTTGTTCCACCGCAGCAAACGAAAGTGCTCTTTAATGCGCTTTTTACACCGTTGTGACTGCCCAACGTAGCACTGGCCTGTGGCTTTATTAACCAGCTTGTAAACGCCACAAACGTCTGTTTTATAGGGCACTTACAACTCCAATTGATGTTGTCGTTGCCATAATAAAAGCCAAAAAAGGGGGCGACAAGCCCCCTTTTCCGTACTTCTTAAGCTGCGCCGGGGGATCCGAAGATACCGCGGGGATCGCTGAAGCCGAAGCTGTAGCGCTCACGAGCCTTGTATCGAACGTTACCGGTGTCGAAGTCGCCTTCGAAGCCGGTCTTGATGCCGACACGCTGGAACATTTTCATGCCGTTAGGAGCATCCGTCTTGATGAAGAAGGCTTCCGTATCGGTCAGGTAATGGTTCACAGTGTAGCCCTGAGGAATCATGCCCATGTTGCGGATGGCATTGATGTCGTTGTCAGCCGTGCCAACACGGAGAGTCGACTTCATGATGCGATCTGCAGTGAACTGAAGTTCCTTAGGAATGATCAGCTTAACGCCCTGAACAGCAATCTTCAGACCACGCTCGTCCGTGAAGGCGGCGATGTCGATGAGAGCTTGCTCAAGGGAGGTCTCGCTGAGGTCAGCAGGAGTGCTGAGCTCGTTCTTCAGATCGGCGCCACCAAGGGTGGGGTGATCCAAAGCACAGAGAGGCTTGCCGTCGCCACCAACAGAGGTGTCGAAAGCGCCGTTCAGAACGGCAGCAGCCTTAATCTGCTTGGTTGTAGCCATGGAACGAGCCAAGGCACGTGTGTAACGAGCAGACAGACGATCATACAGGTTGTCCTCAACAGCTTCTTCCGTAAGGGAGAAGGCAAGGGCAATCGTCTCGTGCGTGTAGCGAGCCGTGTAGACTTCTTGTGCCTGGTCGTAAGCAACGCCAGCACCTTCGGTCTTAACAGGGGCCTCACCAAAGCCTGAGAGCATGACTTCCTCTTCAAAAGCACGGTCAGAGGTTTCGATGTCATAGATCTCAGCATGCTCGTTCTCATAGCCTTGATACTCAAGACCAAAGAGAGCGTTGAGTCCAGGCTCAAGCTCTTTAACTAGTTGTGCGCGTGAAATTGCCATGATTAAGCTCCTTGTCCGGCAACACCAGCGCTGCCATAAAGATGTTCGTTAATCTTGACCACAACCACAGCATAGTCACCGTAAGCGTTGCCAGGAACGTCGTACAGGCCAACGATCTTAAGGTTCAACGCAGCAGTGTTTGCAATGGTGGAAGAGTCAAGCTCCATTGTGGAAACACCCGTGGTGGTGCTACCGCCCGTACCAACAACGTCAGCGTTCTTGCCGATGTCGGCAGCAACGATGTCTTCGTCAGCTTGGATGATGAACAACTGGTTGGGATCATCAATCACGTCAGCGATGATCTTGCCCTGGGTGATGTTCACCGAACCGGGGTAGTAGTTCTTCCACGTGGGCTTGCCAGTGGTGGGATCGATGTAGTTACAGCCGTTGAATACGCCAACTGCAGCCGTGTGGCTGGCAGGAGCGAACTTAACAATGTAACCATCATAAATGGTGACGAGGTCACCTTGAAAAATAGCGCCAGCTTGGTTGTCCTCAATCTCGTAACCATACTGCTTCTGACCGCCAGTGGCGGACAGGTTACCGAGAGCTCGGAAACCAAAGGCTTTGTCTATGTTAGCCATTTTATGGTTCCTTTACAGAAAATAAGTAACGGTCCTATTTAGGACCACCGAATTGAACTTTCGACTGCCGCACTGGCCTGTCAATTCGCATGCTCGAATGGGCATTTGACTTAAGCAGGTCATTGTCTGCGGCCTCAACTTGGTCTTTCGCTCGACTCTTGTAGTACGCATTGCGCTCTTCAACCGTCTCTTCAGGAATACGGGCAAGAAGCATTCCGCCCACGCTGATAATTCCTGCGTGGCGTCCGTCTTCTACTGATGCAACGGGGAAATCCGGGTACTCATCTGCACGAACAAGTTCATAACCTTCACGAAGCTTGCCAGCAATGTTTGTACGATCATCATGCCCTGCTACTTCAGCTCGAATCCATCGATGCTTGTATCCCGGAGGTGCCGGGGGAGCGTCCAGTCTGGAAGGAGGTGTCCAAGGCTTGCGGCGTGTCTCTGTCTCACGGGTTTCCGTCGAGCGAGCTGCACGTTTGATTTCAGGCACTTTACCGATTTGGTCCATCTTTTACTCCTTCACGTATTTAGCGTATTCCTCAAGAGGAACGCCTAGTTTTTTGGCAATCGCAACCTGACTCGGTGTTAACCGGACAGTGCGGCGCGCATTATTGACCCCGGTTGAACGGGTGGCAGGTGCAACCGCTTGCGCGGATCTCGGTGCCCTGGAATTCTTAGCGGATTGAGCAAACTTGTGAGGAAAAGTTTCCCGTATCCTAATGTCAAGCTCATCATAGTACTCGTCCGTATTAGGGTCAAGTCCTTCATTTTGAACGAGATCCGCATGGATGCCCCATGCAGCGTGAGTCATGACCGTGTCCTTGCCAAACCAAGGATTGTCCTCTGCCCACTGCTCGGCCCTCGGATCGATGCGTCCCTTGGGCTGTTGCTGGGGCTGCTGATAAGCCTGTTGTGGCTGTTGGTACGTCTGCTGCGCCTGTTGCGGCTGTTGCCTCTGCACTGCGCGCTGCTGTTCAGCCGCTTGCACCTGCTGCTGCTCAATCGCCAAAGAAGCTAAACGCTGCTGCGCCTCCATCTCCGTGTCCACGTCACCCTCTTCACGGGCTTTGCGGATGATCTGCTTCAGCGCCACCGCCTGCGTCTCGATGCGGCTCTTGGCCTCCATCAAACGGTCGTCCGTGCTCTTGTGGACCTGGGTCTTGGCCTGCTCAAGCTGGGCTTGAACACTCTTCGCATACTCCAAGGCCGCTTCTTCACGGCGTTGCGTCTCACGAAGACGTGCCGTCAGCTTGTCAATACGCTTCTTTACATTGTCGCTGTACTGGTCAAGCTCTTTTTCCTGTGCGGGAGCCGGCGCGGTCTCAACAGCAGGCGGCTGCTCTTGGTTAATAATCTCAGCCTTACCACCCTCGTCATCAACGGAGATGTCTACGGCCTTCTCGTCCTCTCCGACTTTAAATTCCAATTCTTCCTGGCTCATAATTCACCCCTTACATGTGAAGGATGTCTTCAGGGTCGTTCACACGACCGATGATTTCATCGTCATTCAAAATACGGATCTCTCCGCCGTCAATTGCAATCCTCGACCCGGCATAGCGGCCAAAGATCACCCAATCGCCCTCTTTACACCACGCGCCCGTCGGGAATTTGGACTCATCCATGTAAGCCAAACTTCCAACCTTAAGAACATAGCCGCAAACCGTCGCAAGCTGCGTCCTTTTCTGGGTCTCTTCTGCCAACACAATGCCACCCTTGGACTTCTCAGCCCCGCGGTAAGGCAAAATGGCAATACGCCAACCCGTTGGCGATGGAATCCGGTCCTTGACTTCCTGTTCAAGATTGACAGGGTCAAACTGACCTTCTTCGTTGTAGGCGTCTTCCAGAGTGGGCCCACGTTCTTCCTTCTCTTTGAGCCACTTCTGTTCTAACGGGGTTAATGTCGCTTCTTCCAAGGTTTCTCCTTTCAGGTTTAAAGATCAGACGTGTATCTGTCTGCCAATTCCTTGACAGCATCTTCACTAAGCTTTAAGCCTTCCAGTCGACCCATCAGAAAGCGATACCGATCCATATCAGTAATGGTGCCGTTGAGCACAATCGCTTCTGTGTCTGCTCTGAGCTTTCTTATCTCTTTCAATACAGCCTCAATATATTGCAGCATGGTCTTTCCATGTAAGCGGACGGTTCATAGCCACCGTCCGAAAGGCTTAGTAAATCTTGACTGGCCTATTGCCGTCCTTTTTCTTCACCACCATAAAGGCGCCGCCGTCTTTTGCCTTCACAGGCTTCTTAGACTTGCCTGCTTTTGACAAGGCTATCGCAGTTGCTTGTGCAATAGCTTTTTTCTTCGATTCAGGCTTACTCGTGCCGATCTTACCAGTTTTCTTGTAACTGCCGACCATTTCGCCTATGTTACCGCTCACTACCTTTTGGCTCTTACCGGGCTTTAGGGGCATTCTGGGCTCCTTGGACTTGCGTTAAACGCTCACGGGCCACGTTGGCACGAAGCTGTGCAATGTTTTCCTGCGAATCAATCCGTGCCTGGTTCGCACGGGCCTGTTCCTGCGCCTTCTGCTGCTCAATGGCAAGCTTCTGCTGCGCAATCTGGTTATCCATCTGGTCATTCTGGGCGCGCATCTGCAGCTCCTGCTGCTTGAGCTGTACAACTGGATCAGGCTGACCCTCACCACCGGCCAACTGCTCCTGCAACGCCTTCATCTCCTGCATGAACTCAATCACCTTCAGCGCAACCATGCCCTCCTTCTGGATGGTCGAGACCATGCGGTCAGGATCCGTGCCGTAAGCCTTAAAGAGCTCGGCTTCCACCGCCTCCTCGGCCTTCAACTTCACATGCTCCAGGATGTGCTGCTGCAGCAACTGCACAATCATCGGATTGGCAGACGTCGAAGGCGCCATCGCCATAAGCAGGTGTGACGCAATGTGCGCATCATGCTGCTGACCAGCAAAGGCTTTTAACTGCATCATGTTCAACACTTCAATGTTCTCTGTCGCCGGGTCACGAGGCATCTGCGTGTTCTGTGGCCGCAGAATGCCGTCAATGTCACGCACGTTCAACGCCGCATACACCCTGTAATACGCCTCATACATGTTATGCATGTTAGGCGCACTCTGCGCTAACTGAAGCTGCGTCTGTGCCAGCGTAATTCGTTGTGCCGAGGAGAAGATGTTTGGATCCGCAACCGGTAATACAGCCACCATGTTGTTGAAATCCTTCTTCTTGATCTTACGGCTCGCTCCCGGCACATCGTAAGGGTACTCATTCGGGAGATACTCCCCAAATCCCCGTGCGAGCATCCTGAACTCAATACCTTGGGCATAATGTAGTCGCTTGTGGATTGCTGACATGACCATGGAACCACGCTCTAGCAACGCAATCGTCGTTCCCACAGCCGCCATCTGGTTTGCATCACCAACCTGCATGTCCGCCGTGCTCGCCAACCGCTTACCGGCATCCACCAGGAAGCCAAGAAGGCCAAACAAGGTCTGAGAAGGCTCCTTGTACGGCAGAGGCATTAAGGACGCACTAAGTTCCGCGCCGCCGGCATCAATATCACGCCATTCTCCCGGCTGGATGGGATTGTCGTCGTCCGAAATCCGCGCACCCCGCGCTTTGAATCCAGCCGGTAAGTTTGAAAGCGTACCAGCATCCAAAAGCTGCCGTAAAGCACTTGTTGCACCCTTCGAAAGCCCACCAATCAGGTGAACAAAGCCCAAGCCGTACGCCCCAAGGCCTTCAATCAGCACGTAATGGACAAAATACTCCTTGCGCTTCTTCAACGGGTCCTTTTCTTCCCAGTTTCGGCGCACTCCAACCACGTTTCCACTGGTTTCTTCGACCGTAACCACGTAAGGGACCTTAATTCCCGTCTCTTCGCCTTTTTCCGTCTTGTCCTCAAAGCCCAAAATGTCCAAATTGACGTGAAACTCAAGCAAAAAGATCTCTTCAGCCTCTCCAGTGGGCTGGATACCCGTCGCCTTATCAATCGCCTGCTGGATTTGAGACGGATTCGTGTCCGTATCGTCCGCTTGCGTCGAATAATCAATGTATTCGCCGCTAAAAACGCGTTTTCTGTACTCGTTTGCGTCCATCGCAATGCGATGCGTGATCCTGTTGCACTGCGAAACGACACTTGTGCCGGTGTAAGGAATGTAAACATCGTCAGCAAGACATAACTTGCTCACCATCCGGTTAATCTGCTCGTCAAAATACACTTTTTTGAAGACCGAACCGCCGTAACCCAGGTAAAACAAGGCCTGATCCATCTCAGGTGTGAACTCCTCCATCACAGTTGTGATCTGGTAGTTCATAAAATCCTGCACACGGGCCGCTTGCTGCGCCTTGTCCAGCGTTTCCTTGCCAATAATCTGCGTTCTTACCGGGCCACCGGCAGGCATCAGCTCCTTAAACGCCTGGGATTGGAACTGAACAATGCTTTCCGTCAACATCGGATGCACCGCACCGGCCGATCCACGGAAGGGCTTGGTCCGTTCTTCAATCTTCAAGCCCAACAGATCAAGGCCCTTGGCGTACATCTGCTCCCAGTCCTGCCGAGACGACTTGTCCGCCTCGAAAAGACTCATCAATTCAATGGAAATCAGTGACAAAACGTCCGGATCTATAACCTCTGCAAGATTCGCATAGAAGTCGACGCTGCTGTCTTCCGCTTCACCGATCTCAACCGTCGCGCTGCCATCCTCTTCAAGAACGATCTCAACGTCAGGCATCTCTTCTGCCTCGCCGGCAACGACAATGTCAAGAATGGGAGCTTCATTAACAACCTTATCTATAGGCATAGTGCCGATTCCTTTTCCCTTACAACCGGAATCACCTCCGATTGGGTTTCAATCCATACTCTAGCACCGCATGATAGCGGCTTATCAGGGCTATAGACAACCTTGCACGGCCCCGTAATCTCCACCTCATGCGCGTAAGTGTTCGTTTTGTAGGTCTTCACCGTCAGAACAGGGTCCGTCTCACCTGATTTAAGGTTGGACTTGATGACATGCTGGTTCACGTGGACGATGGTTTTCATGCTGCTCGCTTTATAAAGTCAGTCACTTCGCCGCCTGCTGCGTATTTGTTTTTCTCACTAAACGCTTTTGATAAGCGTTCATACTCTTCTTTAGTGATGTATGGCTGAT